TAAAGCCTGATATGCCGAATGGTGTTGTCACCCGCCAAGATGCGTCCTCGAATATAGCACCTGCGTTTGAAGAGAACCACTCAGTTACCCCCATTGACGGTCCAGTATAATAAAGGTATGGGTGGTAAATTCGCCACATCGCTTCCATATCTGAATAAACTGAGCCTGATGTGTGAAAGAAGTAGCCTGTAGCATATTCCATAATCTTGAGCCATTGCGTCGGAGTCGGTAGAGTGCCTCCACCACCACTCTTTGTTTGTTTAAAAAAAACATTGCCGTTTGCGTCCTCCCCGAATTGCAAAAAGTCGCCTGCTGATACATCTGAACCCTTATTAGTTGCTAAAAAATCATTGCCTTGAGTTATTCCTGAAACATCAGATAGCTTGACGTTACCACTTGAGCCTTCTAGAATCGCAACACTTGCCTTGCCTAGCATTCCGTCTATTGGTCGCCTGACAATCAAAGCTGTTGTGCCTCCAGTTAGTCCTGACGTATCGGCTAAAACTTTAAACCCGGGGTAACCTAATTGCAATAAACTGAACCCGCTCCTAGCTCCTACCCAATCGCCACTTAAAGCAGTTGCAGAAATTTCAGCAATAAAAGGCTGGCTTGTGTCAATAGTAGAAATTATTGAATCGTTTACACCGTCACTCCCTTGCCCTTTGTTAAAGAAAGTCCATCTGGAGCCTATGTAATCAGTATCAGGGCTTTTCCCTGTGTAATTATTATCTGCATCAATTCCATTACCTAAAAAGTCTGGCAATACAACGCCATCCTCTTTTACATTTTCAGTTTTTTGAAGAGAAAAGTCAAACCTAGTTTCTAGGTCATCTATTGAAATTTGAAACCCAGTCATTTCTGATTGAGAAACTCTTATAGGTGCAACTCCATTTAAGCCATTTCTTATGACCCTTAGAAAAGACTTCATTAAATTAAAATCTTCTGAATTTAATTTTTTTTGCCCTGGCTTAAAATCATCAATAGAATCTATGCTACTCATTTAAGTTCCTTTATATCTGGCAAAAAATTATTGAAATCTGAATTGCTGTATAAAGTCTCCCCGTCTTTGCTCCTTATAGGTATCCAGCCAAAACTAGGCAAAGAACCAATAGGGGACTTAGTGTCCTTTTGACCAGTATATATATAATTCCAACCGAAAGGGTGTTCTTTAAATTTAAAGCTAATACTCCAAGCTTTTTTAGACGCTTTCTTTGCACCCTGTAGCAATACGCTATCTTGAGTCGCGTCAAAGCCTAAGAAAAGCATAGTACCGCGTCTAACTCTTCCAAGCCCTTTTACATCTGTTTTTTGAATCCCGTCTCTATTTGAAAGACTTTCAACAGTTGAGTGTAAAGGATTTGACAAAGATTTTCTTATTTTAGAGATTTGAATATCTGGAATTTTTTTATAAATCAAAGTCCAATTTAAAAAAGGAACAACTTTAGAAACGGAACCAGTTTTTACAGTACCTGTTTTCTTTGTATTAAATCCATATCCAACACCATCGCTTTCCAAAAAATTCCAATTTTTTTCACTATTAGGAATCGTTATATTTTCAACTGATGAAGAAATTTTCACAGTCATCAAAACACTTGAGCTAGAGTCGCCAGTTGTTTTCGTCGTTCCATTAGAGTTTTTTGTCTCTATTGTTTGATTATCCCTAGGCTCATATTTCACTGTTAAAATTGAATACTTATATTCAATTTCTTTATTAGAATCTTCTTTAGCAAGCCCATCAAAAGGTGTTTGCTCTATTGTGCTTGCGTATAAATCTGGGTCTTTATCAACTGAAAAATTCATACCAGGCAACACATTTATTGAATTATTTTCGCTTAGTTCAACATTGCCCAATATGCTTCTTACAACATCTGTCCTATTATTCCAAGGAACTAAAAAAATACGTGTGCCACTTATTGAGCCATTTTTTCCATATGAAACTCTACCGCTCCCAGCCATTTCTGTTACTTGAACGCCGTCTATAAATAAAGTGGATTTGTTTGACATTTATTTATCCTAAAGGTCTCATAACTTCGCCGCCAAAAGAAGAACCAAAAGCATCTATTCTTTTATTGAACCCATTTAATGCTATTGTGTTTTTTTCTATCTGCTTAGAGTTTTCTTTATTTGTTTTCACTATATCTTTATTTATTTCTGAAAGACTATTTTCAGCAAAAGCACTTTGAGCATTTTTAAAAAGGTCTTCTATTCCAGAAAAAACAGGTGTCAATGATATTTCTTCCTGTAGCTTTTGTTTTTCCTCTGGTGCTATTTTTTTAAACTTTACAGTCAAAGCAACTGGGTCACTTTGAATATTTTCTTGCCTCAAGAAAAAAGGCGTTGTGTCAATACTTGATTTTGTAGAACCTTCTTTTTTTATCTTTGTTTTAATTTCTATTGGTTTTTCAGCTTCTTTCCTTAATTCTTCAACGCCTTTTTTTTGTTTCTTTAATTCAGAAACTGTTTTCTTCATTTCATTTTGTGTTTTCTTTTGATTTTCATCAAGCGTATCAAATACACCTGTTAGTGATAATATAGCAAGAACTAAAAGTGCTATGCCTGTAATCAATGCTACAATAGGGTTTGCTGCCATAAAAGCAAGTGCAACGTTTACCGCACTTATTAACAACGGCAAACCGCCCATAATAAATGAAACTGCTGATAAAGCTATACCTAGCCCAGTTAACACAATTCCTAGAGCAGTTATTGAAACAGCAATTACTGATAAAATTTTAACTAATTTTTGATTGTTTGAAATCCATTTAAAAACAATCTTTATTATTTTTGAAATTTCTAAAGCAAAGTTTTTTACGTCACCACTAAGGGCAGACCCTATTTCTATAAAAATCTTTTTAAAACTTCTTGAAAGTATATCAAGTGCATCTGTTAATTCAGCCGCAGAATCTGACTGGTCTTTTGTAATTACCAACCCAAGGCTTTCAGCTTTAGCTTTAAGCCTATCGATACCACCAACGCCGTCTTTCAACAAAGGTAATAACTGAGACCCAGACCTTCCAAAAAGTTTTAATGCAAGACCTGCTCTTAGTGATGGGTCTTCTATTTGGCTTAATTTGTTTGCTAATATAGTAAATTGTTCACTTGGGTTTTTACCTTGTATTTCGTCTAAGCTTATGCCTAAGTCTTTGAAGTTATCTTTTGCAGTCGATAAGCCTCTGTCTGCATCAACTAACCCACGTTGCATAGTCTTAATCGCAATCTCAAAATCCTGTAATGACGTGCCAGACTGGCTTGCTACGAAATCTAATTTAGAAAGTTCCTCTATGGCAATCCCAGTCCTAAGCGACATTTTTTGTAAATCATCCCCTGTCTTGGCAAAAATTTTTACGCCAGCTACAAAAGGGGCTAGGGATACTCCTCCTATCAATGAAAGCTTCTTCCCAACACCTTGAATTTTGCTACCAAGGTCTGAAAATGTCTTTGATAGACTCTCACTATTTTTTTTTATTTTATTCAATGATGTTTCAATATTAGCCTGACCCTTTACAGAAACATCAACAAATAATTCTGCTAACTTAAACCCCATTTTTTTTATTCCTATGTCTCTCAAAAAATGTCTTTTGTTCTTCCACAGTCATCAACTTGCCATCTCTTTTTATTGGGTCATTATGGTCTTTTATTTTTTCTAGGTATAAGTTTATCTGAACTATAGTTAGATTAGCAACTTGCTCAGGTGTCCAACTGTAAGCATTCGATAGATACCTAAATATTTTAAACCAAGGGCTTCTGTTTTCCTGTTTATCAGAAGCCCTTGTTAATTTTTTTCCGCTTTGTCCTCCGATAATGAAATGACATCTTTTAAGTTAGAAAAGTATCTAGTTATCTTTGAAATATTTTCCATAGTAAGAAGCTCTGATATTTTTTCATTAGAAATATCTTTGTGATTTTTAAAAATACAAATTTTAATTAACCCTTCAAACATAGCTGGGTCTGCTAAACAATTTTTTAGACTTGTCTCATCGTCTTCTTTTTGAAAAACATCCCAAAGGTTATCAATAGCGACTTGGCTTGCACCACCTGCAAGCATAGCTTTTGACAAAGACACTGTTTTCTCTAAAAGCAAGCTTTTTGCTTTGCCTTGCAAAGTAACAAGCTCTTTTATTGACGGGAAAGAGCATTTAAACTCATTCCCGTCTCTATCTAAAATAATACAAGGCGAGTTTGTAAGTGCCTGCATTTCGTTAAATTCACTCATATAAAAGTCTCCTTATGGCTTTTAAAAAGTTATTCAAAAAGTTACGTTTGACGCAGTATTGCCGTTTAATTCTGTCCAATTGCCATCTGTTTCAAAGCTAAAAGAATATGTTATTTCTGAATCAGTAGATGAAGTTATAGGCAAGCTTGTAATAATAACCTCTGGGATGTCTATGGAATTTGTAGAGGCAGTATCATCTATGTCTAGTTTCAATGACCCTCTTGTCCCGGGTGCTATTATTGGAGTTCCTACAATAGGAGCTCCGTCTAGCCTAAGAACAGCAGTTACCTCGCCTGAACCTTCTCTAAAGCCATTGGCTCTACGAGAAAACCCAGCACCACCTGTGTCATTTATTTTTTTAATATCTGCCTTGTCGTCAAACTTCCATCCTGTTATAGATAGCTTCGTGCCAGCAAAAGTTGCTGAGCCAAATTTACCTGTTAAAAAAGGTGAAGACATTTCAATTACTCCTTATTTTATTGTATATTATATTTTAACGCCTGCTATCATTACATTTATGACAGTGTCAGTTGAATTGTTATTTCTGAAAGTCAATAATTTATGAGTCGCATCAACTGTCCAACCGCCAGCCTCGCCCTTAGACATAGCAACGCCCTCAAGAGCTGGTATAACATAGCCACTTCCTGCTACATCATTTATCGGTCCCTTGAATTCATTAGCTGGGATTGTCTGGTCTGCGAATACTTCACAATCTGCATTAACAGAGCCAGTTGTTATTGTTTCAAAATAAAGACCTTTTACTTCTTTTATTTGAAATGCTGTTCCAAACTCATCTACAAGAGACCCTGCAAATAAGTCGAGTGTTGCTTCATACGAATTCGTAGCATTTAAAGTGACTTGTGTTTGCAATGTTATATCTGCATTGCCAGCTCCTGTTCCCTCTGTTAATGTCGTCTGAACATTTTTATTTATAGCCGAAGTTTTGCCACCAGCCCCACCTAGTGCAGTAGACTGCGAATCGTTTTGAGTTACGACCTTGTTAAAAGATACTGATAAAGACATATTTCTTTCTCCTTTTTATTTTCTATATAAAGTAAAATTCAAATCCATTATACCACGCCAGACCTCTTTCCCGTTTTCAAAAAGGTCTGGGTCAAGTTCCAAACTTTCTCCCGACAATGTAGTATTGAGTGAGCATTCATTTAAGTCAAGTAATATATTGTTTTTTATGAAACAATCTTTTGTTCTATCAAAATCTATAGCTAGGTCAGTTTGCTTGAAATACCAAAAATCAACTCTTATTGTTACATTTGAGATAGTGGAAGAACTTGTGTCTTTTAATGTATTTGAATTATCTATTATATTGAAATTAACAAAAGGCAAAGACGTATCAACTGGGGCTATCCCAAGAAAGACCTTAAATCCTAAATTTTTTAAAGTTATGTACACGCCTTCTAATATTTCTTTCATAATTAGCTCTTCATTTCTTTATTGAATATATTTCTCATTTTATTTTTAGATGCATTTATTGCTTTATTTAGCCACGGTCTGGGTGCTACTGTCCTTGTCCCAAGTTGTAAATGTTTCCCGTATCTCAATGGCGTTCCTATTCTTCCTATTACAAGATTTCTATCTAAATCCCAATTTATAGACCTTTGAAGGTTGCCTGTAACCCTTTTAGGTGGCGTTCCAGGCGTGCTTGGGTCTAACCCTATTCTTTCACCCGATTTTGTCTTGCCCCTCGGCTGGTCTCTTCCTACTATTTTTTGAGCATTATCAAGAGCAATTAATCCAGCAAAATCTAGCTTATCTATCAAATCAAGCTTTATTTGTTTTTTTATATCGTCTCCATTCCATTTAAAATTATCAGCCATCTTTTTGAACCTCTAAAAAAAGAACAACTAATTTATCTAACCCACCTTGGTTATCAAAGCCTCTTACGACAAGGCTTCTTCCTTTTAAAGCAATTCCAACATCACCACCAGCTTCTCCAGTATCACCCTCTCTTGCCCCAGGGTCTGCACTGAAATAGCATTTGTGAGAAACCTTTATTCCTCTTTGCCCAAATCTTTCCCTGTCGTTATCTGTTGAACTTTGAAACCAACAGCTTATTGGAGACCCGACTGGTGTATTCGAATATTCTCTGGCTCCCATAGAGTTTATAATATAAACTGACTTGTTTAAATGGAAAGTCTGCCCAGATTTTGCAATCAAAGAAACTATACCAGAAAAAGTTATACTCATATCAAATAACTATCCTTCTATACTTTGACAATATTTGAAAAGCTGTGTTGCTCATTACATTTGAGCTTGTCGTAGTAGGGTCAAAAAATGTTTTGGAATAGTCTCCTAATTTTTCAGACTTAACGCTTGCACTAGCACTCCCTTGCTCATTTAAAAACGCCACTTGTTCAGCTGTTGCTTCCTGGATATCTTCAGGAATTGTAGAATAACCAGCTGTGTAAATTATTGAAATATTTTTAAACCCCTCCAGGAAAAATGAGTATCCGCCTGGGTTATCAGTAATAAAAGTAATTTCTCCGCCGTCTCCAATTAAAAAATACTTTGTAAAATCTGCACCGCTAGGCATAACACTATTTATTGTGCCGTCTCTATCGACGAAGTCCACTTGCTTAATATTTGTTATCGGATAGCTTGGCAAGAATAAAGTTTCGTCGCCTTCACCATCTAGTTTTTCAGTAATATCCTGAGAAACCAAAGACCTATTAAGCCAATTCTGGATTTGAACACTGGCACTTGATATAAGCACGGCTAGGTAAGTGGCATCTACGCTTGCCAAAGCTGGGTTTAATTGAGCCCTGGTTAATGTTATTAAATCAGACAAAGCCATTTTATTTCTTTCCCTTTTTCTTATTAACAAAATTAGAGAGAATATTTTTTATAAAACCAAGTATTTGACCGCCGTTTTTTACGCCTAACAATCCTAATACTACTGTAAGCATAAGCCCTACACCCTCTGGCAATTCACTGCCTCTTTTTTCAGTGTCGTTAATTCCTTTATTTACTTCATTTGATATTTCTAAAACTTTTAAATTGTTTTTATTAACCTCTGTTAAAATATCAAAGGTGCCTTTATTGGTAATTACAAGCTTGTCAGTGTTTTGCTCTATTCTATTTACTGCATCACTTGAAACGCAACTAGTCAAGCTCAACGGCAAAAAACAAAACAATAATAAAAACAATGAAGTAAATTTCCATTTCATTTTAAAGCCTCTAAAATTCTTATTAAAAAATTCAAAATCGCCAAACCAGTACCGCCTAAAATTAAAGCAACGATTGTGAATCTGCCTTCTAAATTAGAAAGCCGTCTATCTATTTTTGAAATTATTGCCCTTAATTCCTTCTCGCTCATCTTTTTTTCTTTCACAATTATATCTTCCAGTAAAAAAATTACTGTGGTTTCACTTGCTGATATTGGAGTCCTCATCATAAAGCATACTTGCTTTTTAAAAAATTATGCACGTCATTTCTTGTTGCTCCCACAATCGCATTCGGGTAAACAATAAGCTCTGCAATTTCAAAATTAGCATAGTTCACACCATTATTTCTGCCTAGCTCTATTCCTCCAGGGTCTTGCGTGCCAATACTTGTGGCTGTCTCTGCATTGTCGTCCACTCTAATTGAAGAGCTTGCCCCATTGTAAACGCAAGAAACTATATGCCAATTACCTATAATCATATCGGCGTTATCGGCACCTGATAAGCCAGCGTATTGGTGAACTTTTGGCGAGGCTGTGTGTTGTCTGAGTAACATTTGATTTGAGCCGATACCATTTGATATAGTATCATTCGTAGCCCAGGTAACTTGTTTCATTACATAGAAATAAGTTAAAGTCTGGACAAGCGTAAAGGCTTTCTGTAGCATATGATTTACGCCGTCAAATAAGATAGCGTTATGCCCATTTATGGCACTAGCACTAAAGGTAGGTGTTCTGGTCGAGTTACCTAAGTCAGTTAAATTATCAGTTCCAATTATGTCATTCCAACTTGGGACTTTACCAGAAACATTAGGCATATCGGAGTCATTATACCTATGACTCGCCCCAGCGGGCAAAGTTAAATTTGAAGGAAACAAAATAAAAGGGTTTGCTACGAATCCCATTAATTACCCCTCTGTATTGTAATTGGTTTTTTTCTACCATCTGAAATTAAATATTTCTCATAGGTAACTTTAAAAAAATCACCTTCGAGTGTCTCTGTATAAGTTATGCCTTCTATAGCTTCGTTAATTACTGGGTACGCTGAAAACTGCATTTCATACCATTTTAAATCAGGGTCAAGTCCTGGTATAGGCAAAGCACCAGGAAGGCATACATTTCTTTTGCCGTATACGCAAGCCCCTGTGCTAATTCTAATCAAGGCGTATTTTTTCGCTGACATTTTAGCCCTCGATTAAATTAGGTATGTTTATTTTGGCACCAGTGCCTGCCACTGTGGAGCCGACTGAAAGGATTTTAATTTCTACTAAGTCGCCTATGTTTATTAAGGTTTTTGTAGCGTCTAAAACGGCTGGGGTAGCACTTGTAACGCTAGTTTTTTCGCCAGCGTCAATACTAATAACTGTGGTAAATACAGAAACTGAATTTACTAGAATGTCAAAAGTCGCTGTGCTTCCAGTCGGTGCCGTCTTAACAGTAACGCTAGGAACTTCACCAGTGATAAGTCTTCTTTTTTTAGTAGATGTGAAAGTAATTGGAGTACTTACGGTTAATGCTGAATCCTGGTCTGAAAGAAAGAAACTCAAGTCATTCGCTTTACCAATTACATTAAAAACACCTATTGACGTTCCGCCTTTTTCATTTCTTGAAACCTGTGCTGTAATTCCCTGCCTTACAGTCAAGCTTGAACCAGTCGCAAGATTATAAACGCCGTTGCCATTATCTGATAAAACACAATCGCCACCTGCGGTTATTTCACACAGCGTTTTTGTCGAATTGCATTCAACTAGTAAACCTGAAAAATCAGTGCCGTTTTTTACTGTCATCAATATTCTTGAAAACTCAACACTTGACGCATTTTGATTAGCTAAAAATAACGCCTGAGTCGCATTTGAATTTACACCAGTGACATTTGACATCTCGACAATTAGCGTTCCGTCAAATACTGCCTCGCATAAATAACGCCCATTTATATTTAAATCTAAATTAAAAAGAGAAAACCTACCGACAGCATTTTGTGACTTTATAAAGCTAGAAATACTTGAGCCTGTCTGAGATATATCCACTGTGTTAAAGACTATGTGAGAATTTTTAAAATTAACGCCAAAGCCATTCGTAAAGGTAATCTTAAAATTGACAGACTTTGTGGGCTGGCAACTTTTTATTAAAATATTACCTTCAATTACTCCTGTCGGATTATTAGCACCGCCTATCGTTATGTCTGAACAAATATTAAAAACATGGAACTTATTTGCACCTGTATCAATGACCGCCTGGAAAGCATCTTGCAAGTTTTGAGTTGTCAATATGTTATCGTGAATTACAATACTCTCTGCACCAAACCCTATAGCACCCAAATCAGCACCGCCTATGGAGTTTTCCCCTATATGTAATTTTTTAGCTGTTTCGTCAAAAGTCAAAATTCTTGAGCCGTCGATTGGAACCAGTGCCATTTTTTTATTCCTTAAAAAACTATTTCACCTAAATCAATTAAAGCACCATCGACAATACGAACAACGTGAAGCTTGAAAGTAGAATCGTTGTAAGCTAGTATAACATTTTTAAAATCAATTTTTACATTAGCCATTTTTTTTACCTCAATTTAAAAAACCTTGACCAGGGCGTAAAAACCCTGGTTAAGGAGAATTAACAACCCGACGCTGGACTAGAACACACGGGCAACAGTTAATCCATTTTTGTCTGCAAGCCCATCTTTAAGACCACCCATCAAACCGACTGCTGACATAACGCTAGTTTGAGTGGCACCTGCTCCAACCACTTCAAAGTAAACATAACGCTTGCCGTCTGTCAAGTCACTGTCTCTAATGTCAACCTGCCCAGAAACTACGCCTGCACTAGCTCCTCCTGAAATGGTTACTGTTTTACCAGCTATTAAAGTTCCACCCGTTTGCACGTCTGTAGCAACTTCGTAAACATTTAAGGTCACGTCTGCATCTGTGTTAATATAAGTGGAGTCCGATTGTAGCAAAAAACTAGCTTTATAGCACTTGCTCATATCAATAGACTCGTTTGAGGCTACTGCTGCACTATTTGTAACGGCTTGGGCATCAAAGCTTGCCCCTATTGAAATTTCCTCTTGTAATAATTTATTTAAACCCATCTTTTAAATCCTTTATGAAAAATTACCTAGGAAGTTTTCACGCTCCCTAGATTGTTATTATAATTAAACGCTTGTAGCCAAAGTAACAAAGTTACTCATTTTATTTACACCATTCAGTGGTGTAACTGCATCGCCGAACATTGGTTTACCAGCCATTCTAAATACGAACCTAAACGCTGTAGCGTCCTGGTCAAAGTATAGGTGCATAGAAACGTCTGATTTTACGCCACCTTTGGTGACGCTCTGATAACCAGAAAGATTACCCAGAATAATATCGCCTTCGGTCGCTGGTGCTTTACAAATATCTGTCCAGATAACTGGAATACCTAAGATGAACTGGAAAGGGGCTCCCTGAAGATTAGCACCACTCATTACAGGTGCTCCACCAAAGTCAAGGCGTGAAATAGAGCTTCTAAGTTCCTGGTTAATTAACCAAGTCGCATTAGACTTGTTCAAAAGTCTGTCATACATTCCAGTTAATCCAGCCACTGTAATAGGTGCTGACGTTGTTCTATTCGCATCTGTAGGACTTGACACTGTTCCACTGTGTCCAATAATTCCTTGAGGCTTTCCAACCCCGTCACCTGCTAAAATAGCTTGGTTTTGCTTATCTACAATAGCAGAGCCTGCAAGGCTATTAATACGACCTTCAAGACCATTTGCATCTTCCAGAAGCTCATCTGATACAGGAACTAAAACGGCAAGCTTTTCAAGCCTATAATTAGACTCTTTAAATTTAGGCTTACTCTTTGTCTTGCTATCTAACTCATTTAGCCAATATGCAACGACTCCGCCGAAGCGTGTAGCGTCTGCACTTTGGTCTGAATTATCAAGTTCTGGAATAGAAATACTATTGCCTGATACTGTAAGATTGCTTGTCTTGCTCAAAAGATTAAGGTCTGCATTGACTGAATCGTGTGCTAAAATACTAGCTGAAATATCATCTGGGACTAATACGCCACCATCTGCTCCGATTGTCTCGTTGCCTGCATCACTTAAAACTAAAGCTTTTTTGAAATTATCAGAATAGACACCTGATTTTTTTGCAGAAATAAATTCTTTAGCAAAAGCTCCGATGCTCTTACAAGCTCCACGTGGGTCGTCCAGATAATTATCGTGAACATCTTCGACTTTAAAACCAGCTTTAGATTTTTTGATTGAATCCTTTAATTGTTTTTTCATTTCTTCCTGTGCCTCTTTTCTTGCGATAGCTTTTAAGCCTTCAAGAATCTCATCTTCGCTTTCTTCTTTAAATTCTTCAGCTATACCTGCTGAAATAAGACCTTTAGCCTCAACCTCATTTTCAAAGTCTAAAACGGCATCCTTCAAATTACCGTCAAAGTCTTTCAATAGTTTCAATTTCATTTTAAATCACCTTTAAAAAAATGTTTATAATATATTTTAAAACTCCAGTTTTTACTTGCCTGATTTTTCTTAAAAATCTCTAGCTTTCATTGCCTGTTTTAATTTTTGCAAGTGAGTATTCACTTTACTACTTATAACCGTATATGTCTTTTTCTTTTCTGTCAATGCTTTTTCTGTTTTTATTTCAATTTCATATTCGTTTGTGGGTAAGTAAATACCAAGTTGCTCCATCGCTTCGTCTGTTAAATCGCTTGAAAAGCTTTTAGTGCCTACAATTAAAGCCTCTGGATTTGATTGAATGGGTGCCACTGAGTATTCTATAGCGATGCTTTTGCGTATAACGTGTGAAACATCTACTAACTCAGGGCGTGCTTTAATCTCTTCTGGCTTCGGGCTTGAATATTCGGTTGGAATAAATCCGATACTCTTGCCTGATAACATTTTTTGCTCTATCATTGAAAAAATAGCATCTGGCAACCAGGCACCTTGCCAGCCATCAGGTCTTTTTGCGTAAATTGTTTTTGCCTTGAAACCATCCCTTGTTTCTGTTTTTTCCCGTGCCACCCATTCGGCTCGACCTACTGGTAAAGCGTTATAGTCGTGTGCGAACATTACTGGCATTCCAGTTTTTCTAAATTGCCTCCAGTCTATGCCCTTTGCTATTACAACTTCATTATCTCTATCAATGGCATCATTTGTTATTATTGAAATATCAGAACGTGTTTCGCTGTCTACGCTAAGTTTTTTAGGAATAAAAGAAACCCTTTTTAACCCAGCCTCCCTACATTCCTGTGGAAGCGTTTTGATAATGTCTTCAATTTCTTTAGCAAGTTTAGACTGCATCGGAACCCCTAGACTGCTTTCACAATCGCCGTATTTCTTAGCAAGTAATTTTTTTAAATTCATATTTATTTTCCTTTTTTAAAAATCAATTAAAACGACACCCAGTGTGCATTCGCAATTAACGTGGGCTGGTGGGTGTTCTACGTCGCCGAAAAGTTTATCTGTATTTGTGAACTTAGTGCCTATTGGAACCTCTGGCGTGCCTTCGATGCCTTCAACTTCGCCAGCGATTGTTTGGCATATTATACAAGGCTTTGGACTCAATACCCATTTTACAGCCGTTACTACATTTGAATCCTTAGCACTTAAAAGCGTGGCGTTGTTAAAAGCTTTATTGCTTTCTGTTACCGCTATTGCCCTGGCTCTATGTTGTTTAGCGTTAGTGAATATCGCCTGCATTCGCTTTGTCATTTCTGGCAAAGCATCGCCTTCTTTTATTATTCCATCTTTTAAAGCCTGTTTAATTGCTTTAATTGCCCCTTCCATACTTTTTTGCGTGGTCGCCACAGTGCTTTCGCTTAATATTATAGATTGCTCAGTAACTGACTTTAAAAGCGTTGCGTTTTCCCTGAACTTCTCCATATTATCTAAAACAGAAACGCTTGCACCCCCTGCACTTACTAGTCTAATAGTTTTAGAAATACCCTTATTCGCATCATCTAAAAGGTCTGGCTGAATTTCTCTTGCTAGTTTGTTTTCCCAGTCTGTAAAATCTATATCATTTATAAAATCAGCGGAGTCGCTTTCAAAACTTTTTATGTTTTTTCTCAACGCTTTCATTACGTCTTTTTCTTGTTTAATAAATTCCCTTCGCAATGTTTTTTCCAATGGTTTATGACTTGGGATAGAATTTACCGCCTTAAATTCCTCTAGTTTTTTGCTATCAGGCGAACAACATATTTTCTCGCAAGGCTCTGGTAATTCTAAATCTTTGCACCAGTTTTTTATTCTTGAACTTTTAACGCCTGATTTTTTCGCCTCTTCATACAACTTGAACAAGTCGCATTCTCCAAGTTTCCAACCGATAAAGACTTTGTGCAGGTCGTCAAGTGAGTTTTTATTATTTTGTTTCTTACTTGAAAGTTTTTTAACATTGTTATTCGCTCCATTCACTAGCTCAATACGAGTGCTAGGCTGTGTGTTATTCATTGGAAGCCAAGGCTCATTACCCCACTCTACGGCTTCAATACCTCTACGCTCTCTTATTTCATTTATAGTTATTACGCCATTTTTTAAGTCGATTTCGTCCAGTTTAGCCTGCTTTTCTTTATCAATTGGCACTGGATTTTCAAAAATAATACGTAAATCACCTTTAAACATTGGAAAGAAAAACTCGTTTAAAGTTTCCTGTATATATTTAATACGTGGCTTAATTGAATAGAATCCGTGTTGAAACATTGAAGCCTCAAGCGTTGCCCTATTTATATTTTCAGTCTGTAAAAGTGCTAGTGGAATACTAAACGCATTCGCAATATCGACCTTCGTCACTTGTTTTCTTGCTAACAACTCTGCATCTTTTGACGAAAAAGTTAATGTTTGATAATCCAGGGCTTCCGTTGATACTAAGATACCGCCTGCACCAGCTCGCTTAAATTTGTTTTTTAGCTGTCTTTCAAAAGCTCTTCTTTCAGGCTCTCCAAGCCCTTGCTCTGAATTTTTAGGACTAATTACTGCATCGGGGCGGGCGTGATTTTGAAGCAAAGCAATAGCATTAATGGTCTCCTCGTCCCACATCGCTTTTTCTTTCCAGACAGCTTGCAATGGGCTGAAGCTACCAGTATATGGATTAGATAGGCTAGGCATTCTGAATATGACTAATTCACTAGCGTTTATTTTTATTTTTTCTTTGCCTGAATTAAAAAAAATAAAATCAGTGTCCGCATTTTTGTCTTTTGAAAATTCGACTTGAGTTGGAGGCAAGGGGAAAATACCTTCAGGCATTCCATTGGGTGAAAACCTTACCCACCAGAAAGCACATCCTGCTACATCAAGCCAGGATTGCGTTAATTTAATAAGTCCTGTCCACTCCATAAAGGGGTTTGCTGAGCTTAAAAGTATCGCTGGGATACTATTATTTTCATCGACAGACTCGCCTTTTCTGTTTTTTCCTACAACTCTCCAAGGTATTTCAGAAACTGCATTAGCATTTAATTGGACGCAAGAATAAACTATTGAGTTATAAGAATTGATTAAATTAGACTTGCTAGCTTGCTTTAATACCTTTGAGTTGTATCGTGTCGCTGGCAAGTCAGATAAAGACAAGACGCTTTTAGCTTTTGCCTGAAAAGCATTTATTAAATTGCTAAAAAATTTCATTAAATTCTTTCTTTAAAAATCATCGTCAAAATCAAGCCAATCGTTGTATACATCCTCATAATCTTTGACCGCCTCATCTTCAGTGTGAGCATTCACTTTCTTTTTATCAATAAAAAAAGCATTTTTATTTTTCAAAAGCTCTATGTTAATAGCAATAAATAAGCTATCCATCTGGTCATCGTGCTTACCACCAGGCACTGCTTTTAGTTCGTTTATCCAGGCTGTGTTCCAGTTTCCTTTTTCAATTATAACATTAAAACTTTCAAAAACAGGCTCTAATATGCCAGCGTGTCCAAGCTTCCCTAACTTATTGTGATACGGTTTGACGCTAACAAAGCTACTAAATCGCCTTTTCAAATATAAAAAGCTATCCTTAGCTCCTCCTATTTTCTCAATTCTTAAATCAATTCCAGGTGGGCATTGACCAACTATTTTTTTTATTGTCTCATCCCTTTTCAAAGCACTTTCCCTAAATCGCCACACGTTTTTAACGTAAATCTTGCCTTCAAATAAACAAGCCATAGTCAAGACTGTATAATCAGGGTCGCCTTTGCCTTCGTTAGTATGAGCTAAATCGCATCCTAAGTGCCAATACATTTCTTTCTTCATTTCTATGTTATCTACAATTTTTACGCGTTCAGCTTTTAAGATATTGCCCTG